ATCCCAATGGAGAATTGGATCTCTGAAACTTATGATGAAGCTTACGATACCGTTATTAATTCGGTATCTTGGCAAGCCGAATATAAGACTCTCCAAACTGCGTTTCGCAACGCTGTTATCCCAGAACACGTCAACGATCAGCTTACGGGCCATTCACATGGCTTTGCGGCTGATCGCCGCCAAGTCCTGGATGGAGTCATGTCGGACATTGCCATGGAGGCTGGTAGGACTGAATACGTTATCTCGAGTGCTGACCGCGATGTGCGGAACGGTGCTTCTGGTAATCGTCATTTCTACTGGGCCAAAGACCTTCACATGCGTTCTAAGAGCGACCCCCTCCCCAAAGGGCCCATGGTTTACAAGTTCGTCGATGTGGACCACTACGTTGACATGCCTAAATTTCTTCGAAAGTTTAAGCCTGTTATGATGTACACCTTCAGCCCGGTCACACCAGCCGGCAAGTGTGCTAACGGAGTGTTCTCGACAACGGACGACGTCATCACTGTTAATGTTCTCGGAGGCGCCGAGTACTCACACCGAATTTGGAACTACGACACCGATCACATCGTTGTACGAGGTTTCCTCGGGTTTGGGTACTACGTCTACCTAGTAGAGCAACGCATTGACCCCGTCGACCCAACACGTAAACTAGTGCTCCTTCTCCCCGTCCGCCATGTGTTGTTGCCTTCCTGTTTAGCCTTGCCCGGCCGAAAACTGGAACGAAAGGTGATGTCATATGGACCCTTCAATAAAACGAGCTTCATGAGAGAACACAACGGAATCACCGAAGATTACGTTGCGTTATCCCTGGCAGAAGATACCACGGTCTGCGTCTTACCGCGAGAAATGTTAACCACAGCGCTGATTAAATGTCAGCACACGAAGGAATCATTGATTCCCCAGCTGGAGGGCTCATTTCGGACGAACATGGCGAAACCCGAGGTACCTGAGTGGTGGAAAAAGGGTAACCCGGCAGCTTATGCTGCTGTGTTGGCTGAAGTCATCGAAAAAGCTCCCAAGCTTTTGACTAAGCGCGTCCCTAAATCGAGCTTGTTCTTTCCAAGTTCAACCCACTACACTCCCTGGTCAATGAAGTCGTTGGAAACGGAGGACCCCAAACCATCTGTACGTGAACTAACAGCACCAGATCAAGCTTATGTCCTAGGAGGATGCGCACCAACGTTGTGTGAATCCAGTGACAGAGCTGCTGTGGCTGGTAGGATAGATGGACCCCGCAACCCAGAAAAACCCATCCCAAAGAAGTGGAAGAGGAAGAAGGCAAGCTTTGTCAGCTTTCTTGTGCCGGACGAACTGGCTGGAACATTTTCCCCAGTCGACTTTGATGAGGTAGAAGAACGTCAAAGTAAACCGTCTCAGAAAGTCATCATCAGCCGATGCAGACAGTTTGCATATGATTTGAACAACACTAGCATTAGTTCATTCATGAAGCGAGAGTTCTACGGCAAACGAACGAGCCCTAGGAACATTTCAACCATCCAAGGCTCTCGCAAGTACAGGTATTCACGTTATACCTATTCCCTCTCCGCTTTGGCCAAGACTTGGCGATTTTACTCATTCTCCAGAACACCCAAGGAGCTGAATGAGAAGATGGCCGAGTTACTTGGTAAAGCCAAATCTGTGACACCATCGGACTTTTCCACCTTCGATGGCTCACTAAGTGCCTGGTTGGGCAGCGTTTATAAAGCAGTCTGTTTACGAGCATTAGCACCAGAATTCCACGCTGAATTCTTGGAATTGTTCGAGGGCAGCTTTAACGCAACCGGGTACACCAGATTTGGCTTGTCGTACAAGCAAGGATCCGGACAGGCCTCCGGAAGTCCTCACACGTCACTCATGAA